TGTGCGACCTACGCAGTTCCGCGTTCTGTTAAAGAACGATAAGCTGATCTCTCGGGACTTCTCTAGTTCTAATGGGGATTATGCCGCTGGAATGATCTATGAGCTTAATGGCGCACGTATCGTTAAAACGGCACGTATTCCTACGGCTGCTATTACTAACCACAAGTTGTCTAATGCTAGTAACGGAAACGCATATGACGTTACTGCTACAGAAGCAAAGACAGTTGCTGTTCTCATGCACCCTAAATCCTTGCTGGCTGGTGAAACAATTCCACTGACATCCACGGTTTACTACGATCAAAAAGAACTACAGTGGTTCATTGATTCTTACTTGGCATTCGCTGTCACAGTAAGTCGCCCCGACGTTTGCGGACGGGTACTTAAAGTTTAGAACCTCTCTTGTTACTGGCCCTTCCCTTTATTGGGAGGGGCCTTTTTTATTTATTTTTTGGAGGTAGTATGACCGATAGACTAGACATAATAAATGCTGCACTAGGAGCATCTGGGGTAAGTCCAGTAACCACGTATGATAGCACACACCCTGACGTACTCATTGTTGACCCAGTTATTAATAAGGTTAGCAAGCAAGTACAGAAGAAGGGTTGGTGGTTTAATACGGACTACAAGTTAGGTCTACTTCCAGACGTAAACGGAAAGGTTCTTATTCCTGCCACAACTCTAAAAATTGACCCATCCGATACTACTCTACCTTACACGAAGCGCGGTAACTACTTATATGATCCTGTATTACATACATTCGCCCTATCCAAGACGGTAGAGGTAAATATTGTATGGCTGCTTGATATTGCAGACCTACCAGAATCTGCTGCTTTGTATATCTTAGAGCGAGTAGTCCACGAGTTCTACGTGAATGATGACGGGGATATGCAAAAAGCTAAAGTCATGGAAGATCGTAAGAAAATGGCGTGGATTGAGCTTAAGAATGATGAGCTTGCAAACCGAGACATTAATAGTAGAAATCGACCCCAATCCCTCGAACTGAGAGCGGGGATAAGCAATTTTGGATTAAAAAGCAATACATTTGATCCTACGTATCCCGGAGGGTCTGTGTAATGAAGGTAGACGGAAGTATTAATCCACTAGTTCAGGGTGTGTCTCAACAACCTGCAAAGATACGTTTGCCGGGACAATGCACGAGGCAGGAGAATTTATCTTCTGATCCTGTGGATGGTTTGAAACGCAGGCCACCCTCAGAGTACATTGCGTCCCTATTTACGGAAACAACAGGGGTACAATTCTTGGACTTTAACATCTCAGGCGAAGCATATGTTCTTGCGCTGGAATCGGGCAGTGTCCGAGTTTTTGACACTCTCGGAGTAGAGCGTACCGTTACTATTGCTGCTGGCGCAGAGGTGTATTTTGATACAAGTAAATTTGTTGCTACGTACGCCGATGATGGAACATACTTAGTAAACACAGCTAAGACTGTTGCTATGCAGTCTGCAACAAAGTCGTATATTCATACGGGAAATAGCCTTGTGTACCTACTTGGGGGGCAGTACGGTAGATCATACACCATACGCCTACAGTGGGGAGCAAATGATGTTTCTGTGAGTTATGCAACCCCTAACGGGGGTGCTGCGGCAGACTCCTTAAAAATTGCCACGGATTATATTATCACACAACTAGAAACGGCTTTGAATGCGGATGCTACAATAGCGCCGGACTTCACAATAGCCCGAGAAAGTGACGTTCTTTACATAAAGAATGATGCAGGTGATCCTGTAGAAACAACTGTGTCGGACGGAGACGGGGGTGCGAATATATTCGCGGTTGACTATGAAGTTACCGATGAAAGCAATGTTCCCCGATATGCCCCTAAAGGATTTATTGTTAAAATTGTTGGGGATTCCTCAGACGGGTCGGATGATTGGTACGTGGAATTCGTTACAGATGATACAAGCATTGCACTTGGCGCGGGTTTTGGAAATGCGGGTAAATGGGTAGAAACCGTTGGTCCGGACATAGAATACTTATTAGATACTTCTACAATGCCCCATACCCTTATTCAGGACGGATCAGGAAACTTTGATGTAGACTTTGGGTTATGGGAGGGGCGGCAGGTTGGTGATACAAACAGCAATGCAGACCCTAGTTTTATTGGGAAAGTGATTAATGACATTGGCTTATTCCAAGGCAGACTTGTGTTTGTCGCAGGAAAGCGGGTTATCATGTCCAGAACCAACAAGCATTTAGATTTCTGGGTTCAGTCTGCCACTACATCAACCGCAACCGACCCTATTGATATAGAAAGTACGGCTAAGGATGTATCGACGAACATGTTACGTATTATTCCACATAACAGGGACCTTGTAATATTCTCAGAGGATGCCCAATTTGTGGTATTCGGTAGAAATACCCTTACGCCCGACAACTCTGCACTCGTATTAACAACGGCATTCAAGGCGAATTTATCGGCTTCCCCTATATCAGCAGGTAAGAACATTCTGTTTGCAATAGACTACGGTACAAATACAGGCATGCGAGAATTCTTTACCGAAGGTGCTGAGGACATTGATAATTCTGAGCCAATTACACAGCATGTATCAAAGTACATGAAGGGTAGTATTACTCGACTTGCAGGGACCTCGAACTTTAACCTTCTTTTGGCACAAACGACGGGCGATACCGAAAATATTTATGCATACGAGTACCTGTGGAAGGATAGGACCCTTGTACAATCATCGTGGTCAACATGGGTATTTTCTGGGCCTGTAGAGCATATATTCTTTGTGAATAATGTCGTCTACTTAGTACAGGTTATTAATAATCGTTACGTTCTGGTTAAACTCGATCTTGACATTGCGGAAGACACCGGATTGTCCTATCAGGTTAAACTTGATTATAAGGTGCCTGTAAACAGTGTTACTACAACAGTTACAAATCCCCTACATGGACTAGTATCCCCAGAGGATTTAGTTATTATTCAGGGGGCCGGGTGTCCAGCACCGGGCTTGCGTGTGCTTATGGAGAGTTACACATCGTCTACGATTACCTTAAAGCAGGATATGCTTGGCGGCTCTGTATTTGTAGGGCTACCCTATATGAGCATATACACACCTACACGACCCTTCGTTAAAGACCGTGAAGGTCAGGCAATAGATGTGATTAACTTTAAGGTTCGGGATTACACGATTAATTTTAAGGACCTTGGTTACGTTAAATGCAATAAAACAAGTGCGCACAGAGATACCATTTCACATGCATTCTATGGTAAGCGAGCTGCTGATCCCCTCACACCATTGGGTTCGGTATCAGTAACCGCTGGATCGTTTAGATTTCCCTTTGGAGACGATCCAACACATGCAGAACTAGAAATTGTATCGGATAGTCATCTACCTATGAACATACTAGACATTGGCTGGACCGGGCAATACAACAAACTTGGAAGACGGATAGGAGGCTAATATGTGGTGGGCTGTTGCAGCAAGTGCAGGATTAGCTGGTTTACAAGGCTTATCTGAGTACGATGCTGCTAGTAAAAAAAGTAAAGCGGCGAAGAAATGGCAAGAATACAGTAATACTATGACTAATCTTAATGATGCTGTAAATCAAAATGCCATTACAACAAACGAAATATTAGCCATGCAAGCCTCGACGCTAGAGGCAGTTGATATTAAAAAAGTAAATCTTGTACAGCAGGCAGAAGCGGAAGCATTTGCTGCCGCTGCTGGGGTTCGGGGTAGGTCTGTAAACCAGTCTATGCTAAACCTTAATAGAAATGCTGCTACTGCACAGAGAAATAGACAAACTAGATTGCGTAATCAGTTCTTGGCATTTGACCAGCAACGGGTTCAATCAAAGTTTTCTGCTGCATTAAATCAAGATTACTCATTCATCCCAGAACCAAAGGCAGGTAACATACTTCTTGGCGCAGCAAGTGCCGGGTTAAGTACGTACGCGGCCTTATCCCCACAAGGATCGCGGGGTTCTGGCGTTGGCGCAAGCACACCGGGTATACCACGCTCAGGCGTTAGTAGTCCTAAGATGGCGGGCGCACAACCGCTGTATAGTTAATATGTTTAAATCAAAGTGGCTGGTCCTTATCGGGGCCAGCCTTATAGTATTAGGAGGACACATGCCCGAAGGTTTTGATCGTAGAGAAGTTGTTCAGGATAAACTAGCGACTACTGGGGCAGCTAGACCCGCAGGAACAGTACCTTTATCTCTTGTAAAGTCACCCCGCCCTGCAAGCACTGCGTCAGTTGGTTCCTCAAGTAGAGAACTAGCTGCTGCCCTCGGTGCAGCGCGGCCCCTTCTTGACCGGTATATAGATAAGCACGTCAAGGAATCCCAGATCGCGGGACAAATGGCGTACGCGGAGGGCAAGTCAGAAGAGGAAGTTCGTAAGCAGGGAAATAGATTTACTACTGCGGGGTTCCGAGCAATGCAGTTACGCACCCAAGGAAACCAGTGGTATCAAAATGCATTAGATGCCATAGATGCTACAGATCACCAAGCATCCCCCGAAGAATACCAAAAGTCCCTACAGGGGGGATTTCGGGATATGCTGGATAGTGCCGGGAACGATGAGTTCTCACGCGATTTACTTACTGGTATGGCAGAGAAAATGCTGCCTAGTCTTGTAGAAAAGCAAGTACATGCACATAATGCATATAACGAAGATAACACACGATCCTCGTACGTGGACCTGCTCGTTAGTGAGCGTGATGCATCACAGGAAGAACTTACAGAGTTGTCTGATAATGCAGTTACAGGACTTTCAAAGAAAGACCATAAAGAAACCGTAGCGGATGCACTCACCATTCAACTTAATTCGGGGGAAGGTATTCTATATGATGCTATTGGTGCTAACGCAGAAACACGGGCGGATTTTATTAAGCTCGGGTATTCCGAGGCATCATCCACAGCACTAGAGGCCGCAAGAGCTAAGTTCAAGCGCAGACAAAGCACAGACCTTAATAAGACTCATGTAGATGCAGAGGCTGGGATATTGCGTAATGCAGCAAGTACCGGAAACCTTGATAAAGCCCTTGAAGAAATTAAATCTGCGCAGGACACACTTGCGCTAGATGACTCGTGGGGTAATAGTACCCTGTCTAGTGTCCGTACCACAATCAATGCATATAACAAGGATCACGCCGCGAGTATTCGCGTTCAGGATGCTGTTGCGAATGGAGATGTCTCTTTACTAACCGGGAATGACCGTAAGAACGGGTTTTCTATCCTTAGAAGTCAAGCAGCGGCGGAGGCGGAATCAGACCCAAGATTACAGGGCCTGCCCCCAGAGATCGCTGATAAGAAGAAACAGGATATTGCTCGTACGAGTTATTATACCACGTTGCACGATAACGATTCTCTTGTCGATGCTACAGTTAAATCAGACATGAGCCGTGTATCGGCTAAGACGATTATAAACAAGGATGGGCGTGTTGATGAGCTTGCAATGCAAGCATTTCAAGACTATCAACTCATGCTGAATATCGGAGGCAAGCCGTTTGCAGATAAGTATTTGACCGCAGGCTACAGCCGAGATGCAATGCTACTCGCAAGAAAGGCATATGAGGGATCATCAAATCCATCTGTAGAGGGTGCTTTGCTTATTGCAGCATCTGAACTTGATGATTCGGGAAAAGAGTTGCCCCCTAGTTTACGGGGAGATTCTCTTGCAGTAAACGATACTAAGTTACGGGCTACCCTAGCTAAAGAGTTAGACGAGGTTATACGACCCGGAAGTTTCCTTTCTCGTAATCTCTCTCGTGTTATCGGAACTAAGCATACTGCTCTTGGACCGTTCGATGTTAAATCTAGTGAGTTACGTAATGCTATATCCTCCCCAGCAATGCTGCGGGAGGCGGAGCGTATTGCTAGAACAGAGATGTCGCAGATTAGTCGTACTATACCCGATGATGTCCGTGAGAAATTAGCGATAGCACGTGCCGGACAGAAAGTTGCTGAGAATGCAGTGTATGTTGGCGGAGAGTTCATTATGAGTAATCTTAGTGAGGGGCAACGCAGCATTGCGGTTGCTGCCGGTACAGAAGGAAAACAGGGTGCGATTGATGTCGGGTACAGGGCGCTGATGAACGTTATTGGGCCAGAATACTACGGCGACGATTGGAATAAATTTCAATTCTACAGTGCTGATCCAGAAGGCGGGTTAAATAAAGCTGGGGCGATCATATCTGACCTCTTCGCAGGTAAAGGTACAGGAACGAATTTTCGGGAATCCTTGTACGATAAGATTCGTGGTGTACCTTCTATGAAAATTGACTACCACCAAGCATCAGAAAACCTGATTATTCGACCATATGCCAATAAAGAGAAGTTCTCTACGATTGATGATCCTATAGTTATTTCGGTGGCTGATGCAGGACGTGCATGGAAAGCCCTAAATGATGGAGACGAAGCAGAGTTTCTAAGTATTGCGAATGAGATGCGAAACTCTTTGGGTATCTCAAAAGATAGAATCTCTGAAATGGCGGATAAGTTCGTACAGGCTAATCAACTTGCTGAAAACTTTATGGAGGCTGATGCACTGGCAGATAAATTCCTAGAACCGGGTGGTGAACTGGAAACAGAGAAATACGCGGATGAGTTTTCAGATTATCTTATTAGCCGAGAAGGCTTAAAAACAAAGGCGTACACAGATAGTACAGGTAGCTTGACCATCGGTGTAGGACATAAGGTAGTGCCGGAAGACGGGATTGAACTCGGAGATGTAATCACAGAGGATCGCGTGAAGGAATTACTAAGGCAAGACCAACGCTCTGCGTATTCCGCAGCGGAGATGCAGGCTAAGGAGCTTGGCATTAAGGACCGTGAATTCATTAAAGTCCTCGGGTCTGTAAACTTTCAAATGGGTACGAACTGGAACACAATCCACAAAAA